TGTAAATAATTCTATATTTTCTAAAAGAGTTTCTTTTGTTACTTGATATTCATTTTCATATACACTTGATAAATACAGTTCTAATAAAGGCATAACAACAGTTTGCATAGCAGCAGTATCATTAAATAGTTTATCTTCATTTGCTGTTGCTTCTCCAGTAGTATATAATTTTGATGGAAGTTTGCCACTTATTATTGGAGCTGGTGTATAAAACTTTTTTCTATTTTTATTTAAAATATTTGCTACAATTTCTTCTTTGTTTATCTGTTCTTCTCCATCTCCTATAAAAGAATTTATTTTTGTATTTATGTTTTGTAAAGTTTCATTATCTTTATTTAACATATTAAAAAATGTTTGTGCTATATCTTTTGGTGGTAAATTTGTTGTTTCAAAATTTCTTATTTTATCAAATTTTATTAACGCAGCTTTTACATTTGTGGGAACATTAGAAAAATCATAAGAAAAACCATTTCTGTTATTTAGATAATTTACCATATAAGAAATACTATGTAGTCTCATTAAATCTTCTTTTGATGAAACATTTAAACTTGTTACATTATTTATAAAATTATCTATTTGTGGAATGTTAATATTGTTTCTAGCTGCATATTCTAATATAATTCTAAAATCATCATCAAATGCAAATTCTTGAGTTTCTTCATTTAATATTACTATTCTATCTAAATTAGGCATAGAGCCTTCAGTTATATTTATATTTGGACCATTTAATATTCCATTATATCTATCACTAATAATATTTTTTAAATTTACTCTACCAATTAAACTTTTAAGTTCTTTTGTTCCTTTTTCTCCAGCAAACATTTCACTATCAATTAAGTTTATTTGAGGCAATAATTCATTTACAGCTTGTGTTATTGGTTGATATTGTGTTGTAGATACATTTGATGAATCATTATTAAATAAACTATTTACTTTGCTATAAATTAATTGACCTATCATAACTCTATCGTTTACCTTTTTTAATGTATCAGAATCTAAACTTGGATATTGTAAAGAAAAGTTTGCAATATTAAAATCAACATAACTAGATGGATCAATAATAGCATCATTCATAATCATTTGTGCTGCTCCATTAGCTTGTAAGTCATTTAAAACTGTTACTTTTCTATTTTCTTGAACAAAAGTATCTATGTAACTATTTGCAAATTTATCTACTTGTTTAATAATTGCACTTCTATCATCTGCTGATGTTTCAATATATGATGAAGCTCCTTGTACAAATTGTGCAGCTGGATCATTTATGTAATCTCTATATAAATTTTGTAAATCTTGTTTTAATGTAGTTATTCCATTAGCTCCTGTTAATACAGGCAAAGTTCCAGCAGTAGTTAATTGTGTAGTTTCTATTAGTTCAGCATATCTACTATCAATAAAAGTTTTTACTTCATTTGTAACTTTAGCTGTTTCAAATGCTACTTTTCTAGTTTTTAGCCATTCTTCTGGTGGTAGCATATTACTAGATGCTTTTTGTTCTGGATATGCAGAATTATATAGATCTGTATATTGTTTATATATTTCTGATAATTTTGGTATAAATTGTTCTGCCCAATAACTATCTACTTTATCTAAACTCATACCATATAAATCTGTTGTTACTTGATCATTTATATCTTCAATTAAAATATCTATTGCTTTAGCAGATTCTATAAAATCTAAGTTTAATCTTCTATTAAATATTTTTTCTCCCTCTCTTGCAGCTTCCATGCTGATAAGACTTTTGGTCCAATTTTTAAATCTTTTAGGAGCTTCTTTTACTGCACTATCCATATATGCATTTGTATTATCTGAAAATGCTGCTGGGTTATCAAAATGAGTTCTTCCATATTCTTGAATTGCTTTGTAAACTTTATGTTGTGTATCTGCTTTGTATTTATTTTCTTCTAATACTGCTTGTCTTTTTGCAAAAAAATCTAATTTTTTAGACATATTTTCTGCTAAAACACCTACTGCATCTCCACTATATGCTCGTACTACACCCATTCTATTTGATTGAGATGATATTGTAGTTATATTTCTTCTTTTATCTGTTGTTAAAGCCATTAACTATACCACTTGTAATTTGCATATCCTGTAAGAATATCTGATGTTGCACTTGTATAACCACCAAAAACTAATTGATCTTCTTTTAAATCATTTTCAAATAATTGAGCTGTAAATTTATTTTGTACATTACTTCCCATAAGTCTAATATTAGCAATATCTTTATTAGCTTTATTTGTTGCTTGTTTATTTATATTCATAAAACTTCTTCCATCATCATAATATCCAGCAATAGATTGATATGCAAAGTTATTTGCAATAGCTTCTTTTAAAATAGCTCTTCTAAAATTTTCTTCTTCTAATGCTTTTAATGTTGCTAATTTTTGTTCAGTTTCTATTCTATAATTTTCTCTAGCAATAGCTGCTCTTTGTGCCTGGACACTAGATAGTGTTCCTATTGCACTTACAGCACTACTTGCTAAAAATAATGTTCCAGCACTAGCCATTACGCAAATTGTATCTCCATAGCTACACCCAATACCTTAAGTGGTAAGGGATCATTTTGAGATATAGTTATAGTAGGACTTTTACTATATCCCAAGAAATTAAATTCTTTTTTATCAGTTACTGGTGTAATATCTGTACCAGCTGTAAAGTTTACTTGTTGTATAACTAATTCTTTTGCAGATAGATCTTGAGCTTTCAATGTAACATCTAATCCAGAAGATATATCTACGATAGCTTTGTTTACTCTTTTTGGCTGACCAGTTAATGGACCAGTATCTATCTCTTTATCTATTGGCATAGTTTCTAATATAGGTGTAAAATTAAATCCTACACGAACACCAGTAGGAAAAGGAGCTGATGTAAGTGTTATTCTGCTATTAGAATCTACTGTAAACTCTCCTAAAGATCCATTACCAAATACTGCAAATACTTTATCTGTATTTTCGTATACAGCATTTACTGTATGTAAGAATCCATTTACAATAGTTATAGCTGCATTATCTGATGGAGATGATGCTAGAGCTGTATCTAATGTAAGAAGCTGTCCAGAAGCTGTATTAGTTACAGCTGTAATTGTATATGTGCCAGTAACACCAGCAATAGTAAAAGATTCTTGTACTTGTGGAGTAGTAGTAAAACCATCTACATTTATTGTCGTTCCTGTTTGACTAGCTCCATTTACTAATGGTGTACCTTTTTGAAATACAGTTGTTGTTGTAGAACAATCTAAAGTAATTGCATCAGTATCTGCAAACTTTTCTAATGTATATATTGTTCCAGATGGTACAGTTCTTTTTACAGATACATATAGGTTTTCATTTATAGCTGTTATACTATCAAACTTATCTCCTGTTTGTGTTTCATACATTGTCCAACCAGCAATCTTTTCATTTCTTACACTATGAAATACTGCAAGTTTACCATCATGTGTAGATCCACTATTTAAAAAAAATGCAAACTGTTCTGGTTTTTCTGCATTACCTGTAATCATAGCGTGTTGTTTTGGTGTATCAATAAGATGAGAAGCTAAGACCGAAACAGCTGTAGATCTATATGCTTGTTCAACATCAGAAAAGATATATTCTCTAATTGCTTTACCATTTTTTTGTGTAAATAAAGTTGCTCCATCAAAAGGCACAGGACTAGCTCTATTACAACCATATGGCGTTTGTCTTAGAAAAGCTATACTGCTAGGAGTTATGGCAGCAGATTGAGATGATACTGGAATAAAATATTCTGATCCATCTGTAAATATTTGTAAGTTTCTTGAAGATACAAAATGTCTAATCTCATTTACTCTATCGCCTGTAATAGCAACATTGATTGCTTCATTTGCTAAACCAGTTCCTAAAGCAAAATTAAAATATCCAGCTATCTGACTTGCAACAACAGCTGATGGTTTATCTCTTACACCACCAAACCATAGTCTATTATCATGGAATGATACAGCTTGTGGAAATCCTCTTTCAGCAGATATAAGTTCTTCTGTATGATCTGATTCTGCATTTGTATTTGCAAGTGTTTCTATAACTTGACAAGTTACTTCTGTTGCACTTGTAAATCCTGTAATCTTAACTTGTTTAGGTGTAGTTCCTATTTCAAAATATACACCAACATGATCTGATGTAAATAGATTAGCAGAAGCTGTTAAGGTAACACTATTACCACTTGTAGCTGATGGAGTAATTGTAACACCAGGATCTGCATATCTATGAAAAGGAGCTGTAGTTTTACTTACACCATTTGTTGTAACTGTATCATCTAGTTCAAACTCAAAAGCAGAAACAGAAAAAGATGATGCAGAAGCTCTAACTATTTTTCTTATAGGATTATTTCTATGTGTAATAAATACTGTATCTCCAAACTGTGCAAAGTTTAGTTCAAATAATTGAGCTGTACTCCAGTTACAATTAGAAGTTATGTTAGCCTGGACTACAGATCCAGTAGAGCTGTATACATCTAGTCTATTATTACTAAATGCAAACAAAGCAGTTTCATCATTAGAAAATATAAAAGGTATTAGTCTTGATTGTGCTGGTAATGTAGCTTTGTATTCTGTAGCTGGTCTACGCATAAGACCACCCTCATCTAACAAATACCAATTACGACATTGTTTTGCTCCCTCAAAATATGCTTTAGCATCTGTACGAGCATTTAAAAGATTGTTTAACTCTCCAGAAGAAAAGTTAGTAAAGACTTGTCTAACCTTTCTAGGCATTATCCTACCACTAATCCACTACGACTACTTCTTCTCTCATTTATGAATCTGTCAGTTGCTAGTTTTTTAGTTGTAGTTTCTGCTGATTCAGTATTTCTTGCTATAAGTATTTGTCTTTCTGCTAAGTTATCAAACTCTCTAACCATAGCTGAATCTCTTGCTATAGCTCCAGCAAATACACTTGCAAGTTTGTATTCTACTGCTAATCTAAAGTAGGGTGGAAACTCACTTTCATCTTGTCTAAAGATGTAATCCATAATTAATTTACTTTGACTACCATGTCCATCTACAAATATTTTATCTCCATATCTTGCATATTGTATATTTATATCATTTTCAGTTATTGATATTATTTGTAAACATTGTGGACTTGTAGGTATTTGATATGCATATTCATATCTACCAGTAGGAGCATTTGCTAATAAAGATAGTTGTTGTTGTTCTGTAGCAAATCTCCATCTTGCTCTACATAAAGTAGATTCTATAATTTCTTCATAAATATTATTTGTTACTAATGCTTCTGTAGTATCGTCTGTAAATGACGAAATCGGATTAGATCCGATCATTATTAATGCTCTTGAAGCTATATCTATTTTTGTTACTGCCATATTTTTTTAGGAGGGGGATTACTCCCCCTCGTTAATGTTATGATAATAAAGCTGTTCTCACTTGAGTTGCAGTAGAAGTTGTTACAATTAACATATCTACTACACCATTTGAGCCACCACTGTTTACAATAATAACATCTCCAGCTGTTAAGTCA